ATGTAAAGGACATCATGGGTAAGTATCGTAACAAACTAGTTTACGATGCTAATACTGGCGAAATTCGTGATGACCGTAAGTTTATGAGCATGTTGGAAGACTACTGGCTACCTCGTCGTGAAGGATCTAAGGGAACTGAAATTAGCACTCTAAGTGGTGCTCAGAACCTTGGAGAACTAACCGATGTGGTGTATTTCCAAAAGAAATTGTATAAGGCTCTAAATGTTCCTGTGTCTCGTTTGGAGCAGGACAAGGGGTTCCAACTAGGCAGAGCCGCAGAAATTAGCCGCGATGAGTTGAAATTTAACAAATTTGTAATTCGTCTACGCAACAAGTTCAGCGAACTGTTCTATGATCTGCTACGCAAGCAACTCTTGATGAAAGGTATCATCAAGCAGGACGATTGGGCAGGATTAAAAGAATGCGTATTCTTTGACTTCCTGAAGGATAGTCACTTTGTAGAACTTAAAAATCAAGAACTTCGTAAGGGAATGTATGAGGAACTGAGTCAAGTTGAAAAATACATAGGTAAGTATTATTCACACTATTGGATTAGAACTCAGGTGCTTGGTATGAGTGAAGCACAAATTAAAGAAATGGACAAACAAATCTCGACGGAACGCAACGCAGGTTTGTATGCTCCCGACAATTCAGTGTTCGGTTTACAGTAACGGAGAAATTAAATGGAAAATTTGCAAAAAGCAATCGAGGCTACACAAGAAAAAGACGCAATTGGTTTCAAGGATGCTATTGCCACAGAGTTGGCTAGTCGTTTATACGCATCAATCAACACCAAGAAGGAATCAATTTCAAAGAGTGTAACTGATTCAAACGATTCCGCAGAAGTTGCCGAAGAGCAACCAGAAGAAACTGCTGTGACTGAAGCCAATGTTATTGCTCCTTCTGCTCCTGCAACAGGAGCCAAAGCGGGTATTCCAGGATCCGAGCGAGGTAATGCCGGAGTTGGAGAGGTGCAAGACCCTTTAGCCGACGAACTGAAGGCAGAAGTAGAAACCGCCTTCGGTCTAAAAGGAGAAACTGATAAGTTGACGGCTAAGGATGATGATATCTCACTAGATCCCAACTTTGAAAAAGAATTCTACATCAAAGAAATGGATTACAACGGACACAAAATCACATTGAAGCAAATCGGGTTAGGTTTGTCTAAGCCTGTTCGTGTTTATGTTGACGACAAGCGTTGGGAATTCTTTCCAGGCCCCGAAGCCGCAATGAAGGCTTCAAAGTCTTACATTGATGGCATGAGCCAAAAAGAAGAATTTATTCCTGTAAATGAGCGAGTAGAAATTGATGCAAGAACACGCTTGTTCAAAGATACCATGACTCGCATAGAAAACGCCAGAAGAATTCGTGAAACAAAAATTGTTAGAGCCGAATCTGACATGTTGACAAATCAACAAATAATGGATGCTGTTAACATGAAAAACGGCAAGTATGTAATGGATGAAAGTGAATTAAACGAAAAGCAAAATGAATATCGTAAATTCTTTGCTGGTGCTCTAAAGAAGCATGGGGTTTCTTCACCAAGTGAATTGAGCGGAGAAAAGAAAAAGCAATTCTTTAACTATATCAAGAAAAATTGGAAGGGATAATGACTGATAGATCAACACATCTGAATGAATTGGTTTCACGCAGAATAATTCAATGCGTGACAGAATGTGTTTCCACAGGAAAAGGAAAAACCCTTGAACTGATGGATGGTTCTATTGTTCGTTTAACTCCAATGCAAGCAAAAAAGTTTATTGAAATACACGATAAACTTAGCGAGTCTAGTCAGGCTTCTTTTAGATTGATGCTTGTAGAAACAAAAAAAACATTTGATGGCGTTAACGCCTTCTGTAAGGAGAAGAACTAATGGCTGCTAGATTAGACTATCTTGTAAAGAGTAAAAACCGTTGTGTGGTGGCGTATTCCTCGGATGGAGGAGGCGGAAATGTCAATTTTGATATTGGGCCTTCAGCCTTTTGTTCGAACATTACGGAATTTACCGGAGAATTTGCCACCAAAGGATTAACCTTTACTTCTGCTTGTTTGTCTAGAGTTATAGGTTCTGCTGGTGGTAATGCAGGAACTGTTGAAATTGCGTTTGCTGGATCGTCTCCATATCAAGCATTTCAAGTTCCTTTTGCTAGTGTTGTTGATGCCAACTTCGAAAGATTCACAATACAAAATTTATCAACAGGATCAACAGGTATGGCAACCATCACGAATCGTTTAGGTAGCGGTGCTACCGCTTCAATTATTATGGAATTTGTGACTCGTCATGTCTAATCAAATTTAAAGGGAGAAACCATAAATGAAACTATTCTGCGACATTAACGAGGAAATTCAAGTTCTAACTGAAGAGAACGAGCCAGGTAAGAAAAACTACTTTATTGAAGGCATCTTCCTGATGTGCGATCAAAAGAATCGCAACGGTCGTGTCTATACCTTTGAAATGATGAACAAGAAGGTTAACGAGTATAACAACAGTTTTGTAAAGCAAAAGAGAGCGTTCGGTGAATTGGGACACCCCGAGGGCCCAACCATTAACCTAGAGCGTGTCTCACATATGATTACTGACCTTTACTCCGATAAGAAGAACTTCATAGGTAGAGCCAAAATTATGGACACCCCATACGGTAAAATTGTTAAAAATTTGATTGATGAGGGTGCAAAACTAGGCGTTTCAAGCCGTGGTATTGGTTCTTTGGAAGAAAAGAACGGCGTAAACTATGTGAAAGACGATTATCAGTTAGCCACGGCTGCGGATATTGTAGCCGATCCATCGGCTCCAGAAGCCTTTGTAAGAGGTATTATGGAAGGAAAAGAATGGATTTGGGAAAGTGGCAGATTGGTAGAAAGAGATCTAGAAGAAATTAAAAAGAGCATTCAAAAAGCCTCTTCCCGAAAACTAGAAGAAACAAAAATTCAAGCATTTGAAAGGTTCTTACGGAATCTTTAAGAACACTAAATACAGTTTGACACCTTCATAAATTCACAAGGAGCGAGTTCATGGACTCATTTAAGAACGAAGAAGTAGAAGAAATCCTCGAAGAAGAGGAAACCACAACCGAAGCAGCACAAACTGATTCGGAAGAAGTAGTCGTAACAGACGAAGAAACCATCGAAGAGGATTCGGCTGCTACTTTGAAGGCTAATGTTGCCGCAAAGCAAGCCAAGGGAGATAAGACTAATCTTAAGTCTGCTCCTGCCGCTGCTGGATCATCAAAGTATGCGGGTCTTTACAAGGATGGAACAGGTAAGGGAGTTGTAATTCCTGAACCAGTTGCCACCGATGGATCTGCTTCTGCCGACAAGCAAATGAAGTTGGTGGACGCAAAGCGTTCTGGTAAGACTGAAGGAGTTCAAGTTCATATGGACGCTATGTTCAATGGAGAAGAACTAAGTGAAGACTTCAAGAACAAGGCTTCTACCATTTTTGAAACCGCTCTCAACGAGCGTGTTCAAGTTATTGAAGCCGAAATTAAGGCTGAATACGAGAATCGTCTCATCGAACAAACTGAAACGATGAAGACTGAACTCACTCAACAACTTGATTCATACCTCTCATATGTTGTAGAGGAATGGATGGAAGAAAATAAACTTGCTGTAGAGAAGGGTCTACGCACTGAAATCGCTGAAGAATTTATTGAAGGTCTTCGCGGTCTCTTCTTGCAGCATAACATTGAAGTCCCACAAGGCAAGACTGATCTGCTAGATCAAATGGCAGAGAAGGTTGAAACTTTGACCGCTTCCTTGAATGAAGAAATTAATAAGACTCTCGACATGAAGAACAAAATTGCTGAACTTGAAAGACAACAACTAGTTGCTTCAATGAGTGAAGGTCTTGTTGATACCGACAAGGAGCGTTTCTTAAAGTTGGCGGAAGGCGTTGGGTTTGAAACCAATAACGAGTTCCGTTCCAAGTTGGAAACAATCCGCGAATCATACTTCGGAGACTCAGGCAAGACTGTATTGAATGAGAATGTCGAAGATGATATGACGGTTGCAGAAAATGCCCCCGCGAACGAACAAGAAACCTTGTCCGAATCAATGGAAGCATACTCACAAATGTTGTCTCGCTTGAGTCGCACAAAGGCTCCAAGCAAGAAGAACTAATTTATAAATAACTTTAACCTTTAAACTACCACAGGAGTATAAAACCAATGGAACTCACTATCTCAGAAGCCCTACAGAGCAAGTGGAAGCCAGTGCTTGAGCACCCAGAACTTCCCGACATCTCTGATCCATACCGCAAGGCGGTAACAACGATTCTCTTGGAGAATCAACAGCAATATCTACGCGAAGACGGCCCAGCAAACATCGGCTCGAACCTTGACGGTCCTGGCACATCGAATGTTGCTCGTTGGGATCCAATCCTCATTTCGCTCGTTCGTCGTGCAATGCCAAATCTCATTGCTTACGATGTATGCGGCGTTCAACCAATGAGTGGCCCAACCGGTCTTATCTTTGCTCTACGCAGCCGTTACAACAACCAGTTCGGTGATGAAGCCCTATTCCAAGAAGCCAACAGCCGCTTCTCAGGTAAGGCTGCTACCGGTCTAACTGGCGCAGGTCTCGGTCAAACCGCAAACTTCGGTGGCGTAACCGCAACTGATACTGATCCGTTCTATAACGGTGTCAACGCTGGTTTCACCGCAGGTAACTTCGGTCTAGATCCAAACGGCGACCCATTCTTGGGCACAGCAATGTCAACCAACACAGGCGAAGCCCTTGGTTATCCAAACGGTTCACAAGCCTCAGGCTCACAGTTTGCACAAATGGCATTCTCAATCGAGAAGACCACTGTGACTGCTCAGACCCGTGCGTTGAAGGCAGAATACACAATGGAATTGGCACAAGATCTTAAGGCTATCCACGGTCTTGACGCTGAAACCGAACTCGCCAACATCTTGTCGAGTGAAATTCTTGCTGAAATCAACCGCGAAGTCGTTCGTCGCATCTATGTGTCAGCCAAGTTGGGTGCTCGCTCAGGTCTAACTCAGACCACAGGCGTGTTCGACTTGAATGTTGACTCGAACGGTCGTTGGTCAGTCGAGAAGTTCAAGGGTCTGCTCTTCCAAATGGAGCGCGAGTGCAATCAGATTGCCAAGGAAACCCGTCGTGGTAAGGGTAACTTCGTCCTCTGCTCGGCAGATGTGGCAAGTGCTCTAAGCATGGCAGGCGTTCTTGACTACGCTCCAGCCCTCTCAACCAACCTCAATGTTGACGATACAGGCAACACCTTCGCTGGTGTTCTCAACGGTCGTCTCCGCGTCTACATCGACCCATACGCTTCACAGACAGCAACTCACGAGTTCTTCTGCGTTGGCTATAAGGGTTCGAGTCCATACGATGCTGGTCTCTTCTACTGCCCATATGTTCCTCTACAAATGGTTCGTGCAGTTGGCGAGAACTCGTTCCAGCCAAAGATCGGATTCAAGACTCGTTACGGTCTAATCCACAATCCATTCGTATTGAACTCAAGTGGTCAGGTAACAAGCGATCTCGATGCTACAGTTCGTCGCAACATGTATTATCGTATCGTCAAGGTCACAAACCTCTTCTGATTCTTAATTCAGAAGTCTCTCTACTCGAACAGCCCCCTCGAAAGAGGGGGTTGTTCTTTTTATATCGTGCGAACTACCTTGCAGAATTTTTCGTATACCTAAATAGGGGTAACAGAAATTTAAAATATACACGCAAGCCATACCAAAAAGGGGAAATACATGGCAAAATATTTTTGGCGGGGATCTACAGGCGGAACAGCAAGCAATTATGCTTGGAATGTTCCTCAAAACTGGGTTAAATTGGTGAAACCCACTCCAACTTCTGTGGAGTATATGATAGGAGCAACTAACGGTATTCCTAGTAGCGGAGATGATGCATTCATTGGTGGATTTATAACCGGCCCAACTTGTCTATCACCATTGATTTACGGCGGATACTCTGGTGCAGGCAATACTGGATTTTGGGCTCTAAACCTTGGAGCAAGTGGCGTAACCACATCAACAGGACAACTAGATTCATTAGTAGTTGGATGGGAAACGGGTGCTACTGCTAAATATCCGTTTACAACCATTGGTGGTGGTAAGACAATAGTTTGGGATATGACTGGCTCAAACTTTAGCACAGGTGCAATTGGCACAACGACTCCTGGTTTAACTCCAGATAATCTTGTGGGAACTTACTATGATACCTTGACTGTTTTGGCTAAAAAGACTTATGAAACTTCACCATCTGTTGGCGAAACCATCAGTTCATTAGACGCTAATCCATATATAATCAAATTGAATTATGCTCTAGGTTCTTCTGCATTTTCGTCAAATCTTTTTACAAATATAGTAACCAAAGGAAGCAGATCTTTAAGTGGTCTTCTAGTTGAGCCTTGTGGATGGTGGGACAGCGGATCATCTAGTAAAACCAAGATGATTCTTTCTGGCTACTTGAATAAAATTCAAGATTTGTCTGCTCCATGTCAAACTTATTGGATGTCTGGAGAAAAGAATTTAGGTTCTCCGATGATTTACTTCCAAGGTTGCACATTCGCAGAATATCAAGGCATTAATAATTGTAATCTAGTGTTTGATGAAAATTCAACTGCGGCATTGATTTCAATTAATTCTTGGTTTAATTATCCAAGGGATATTTTTGGTAGGTATCCATATCACTACATTAAAGGAGAAGTTAACGCATCTAAAGCGTTAGCAGTATTCGGTTTAACTGGTGGTATAACTGGCGCAGGAAAAGGAACTTTGACTATCAATGCAGATTGGTCTTCCAATATCGGATGGCAATACGAAGGTGCATGGGAAAACAGTCCTTTAAATACAAGCACCAGACAAGATACTGGATTTGTTATAATTGGTGGCAACGACTGGTCTGGTCTTACAGGCAACACTCGTATAGGTGAAATATTAGTTAGAGGTGGCAATCCAGTTGATGGTGACGGCGGAACTCCTTGGAATTTTGCATCACAATCAAACAAGCCTATCTTGATGGTTAAGCGAGGAACTGTTATAGGT